AGCATTTGTATTATTGGAAATTAACATTTCAGAACAGGTTGCTCACATCCTATACTCTGAGATGGAATACGAAAATATATTGATGGTTACAAGACACGCTATGGGACAAACAGTTTCTGGCGGTTTTGGTGGAGGTAAAACACAGTTGGGTGTCAATACCGATAAAAAGATCAAACGAATTGGGTGTCATAACTTTAAAGCACTCGTTGAGGAAAACAAACTTATTATAAATGATGCTGATACGATCTCTGAAATCTCGACTTTTATTGAGAAGAAGGGTTCATATGAAGCTGACGAAGGTTATCATGATGACTTAGTAATGCCTCTGGTACTGTTCGGATGGCTTACAACTAACAGTTATTTTAAAGACCTAAATAATGTTAATCTACGAAACATAATGTACGCTAAGCAAATGCTGGCGATCGAAGAAGAATTAACACCATTCGGATTCTACGAAGATGGGAAACCTGAAAAGGCTCCATTAAACTTCTAGAAATCGTGTAAAAACTAAATAAAATGTAGACATGAAATTGTCTAGGTAAACTTATTAACAAGGAGAAACACAATGCCGTTCCAATTATCTCCAGGCGTTGCAGTCGTAGAAAAAGATTTCACTTCTATCGTTCCAGCAGTATCATCATCTATTGGTGCTTTTGCTGGAGTATTTCCATGGGGTCCAGTATTGGAGCCTGTGACAGTTAGCTCGGAGAACGATTTAGTTCGTCGCTTCGGTAAGCCAAACGATAGTAATTTTCAATCTTTCTTCACAGCTGCGAACTTCCTATCTTATACAAATAATCTATTACTAGTTCGTGCAGACGCTGGATCTTTGAATGCGGTTGCAACTACAACTGGCGGTCTTGGTACTGTCACTGTAAACCAAGCTGGTTCTGGTTATACTTCTACTGCTGCTGCACCTACAGTTACAGTTGGTGCTCCTGATATTGCAGGTGGTACACAAGCTGTTGTCACAGTGGGTCTTTCTGGTGGTGCTATTACTGCCGTTGCTGTTGCTTCTGGTGGTTCTGGATATGCTACTGCTCCAGGTGTGACTATTTCTTCTCCAGATGGTGGTGGTGGTGCATCATTCACTGCAGTGATGTCAGCAGCTACTCTTGCTGGTGTTGCAATTTCTGGCACAGGTGGTCAATTTACTTGTACTGCAGCTACATTAGTAGTTGGTAGCACAATTAATATTACTGGTACTCTTGGTGGTACTGGTACTATCACTGGTTACGCAACTGATACAACTTATAAAGTTTCTGCCATCACTGGTTCTGGTGCTTCTGTAACAGGATTTACTTTAACTACTACTGCTGATGTGGCAATTGTTACTACTGCTGGTACTCCAACTGGTTTAACATACTCAGTAACATCAAATCAATCAGTGGCTTCTGTTACTGTTGTTGCTGGTGGTGCTGGATTTAAAGGATCGGTTACAGCTACATTCACAACTGGTAATGCTACTGCTGGTTCAGTTACTGTTGGTTCTTCATCAATTGCTACTGTAATAATTTCTACTCCAGGATCTGGTTATTCAGCTGAACCAACACTTACTGTTGCTGCTCCTCCATCTGGAACTACTGCTACTCTAAACAGAACAGTTACTGTTGCTGGTTTAAAGATTATCAATGGCGAAACATACAATAGCGGTTATGTTAATGGTGCTGGTATTGTTGGTTCTTTTGCTGCAAAATATCCAGGTACTCTTGGTAACTCGTTAAAAGTTGCTGTGTGTGACTCTGCTGGATTTAGCACTTGGACATACAAAGATGAATTTGATTCTGCTCCAGCAACTTCTACATACGCTACTAGCGTTGGTGGTACTCAAGATGAAATGCACATTGTCGTTATTGACGAAGATGGCACATGGTCAGGCACGCAAGGTACTGTTTTAGAAAAATTTGCCTTCGTTTCTAAAGCATCTGATGCTAAAAAATCTGATGGTACTAATAACTACTACAAAAATGTATTGAACGCTCGTTCAGAGTACATCTGGTGGATGGATCATCCTACTGGTGTTACTGGTACTACTGCTTGGGGTTCTGCTGCAGCTGGCGCAACATTTAAAACACTAACTGCTGTTCTGTCAATTTCTCTATCTGGCGGTACTGATGATTTCGAACCAACTGATGGTGAATTACAATCTGCGTTTGCATTGTTTGCTAATGCTGAACAGTATGATGTTAGTTTAATTCTAGCTGGTAAAGCAACTGCTGCAACAGCAACATACATTATCAATAACATCTGCGAAACTCGTTTAGATTGCGTAGCGTTTGTATCTCCACAGAGTACTTCTACTACCGAACCAATCATTGGTTCTACTTCTACTGAACAGAATGCAATTATTGCATATCGTGCTGCATTGCCAAGCACTTCTTATGCAGTTCTTGACTCTGGTTATAAGTATCAATATGATCGTTACAACGACCAATACCGTTATGTACCATTGAATGGTGATGTTGGTGGTCTTTGCGCTCGTACTGACTACACTAATGATCCTTGGTTCTCTCCAGGTGGTCTAAATCGTGGTCAAATTAAGAATGTTGTTAAATTGGCATTCAATCCAAGCAAAACACAAAGAGATATGCTGTACAAGTCTGGTGTCAACCCTGTTGTTACATTCCCAGGTGAAGGTACTGTCTTGTTTGGTGATAAGACTCTCTTGGCTAAACCAAGTGCGTTTGATCGTATTAATGTTCGTCGCCTATTCATTGTTATGGAAAAAGCGATTGCCACTGCTGCGAAATTCCAGTTGTTTGAATTCAACGATGGATTTACTCGTGCACAGTTTAAGAACTTAGTCGAGCCATTCCTCCGTGATGTCCAAGGTCGTCGTGGTATTACTGATTTCGTTGTTAAGTGCGATGAGTCTAACAACACAGGTGAAGTTATCGATCGTAACGAATTCGTTGCTGATATCTTCGTTAAGCCAAATCGTTCTATCAACTTTATCACTCTCAATTTCGTTGCTGCTCGTTCTGCGATTAACTTCTCAGAAATCGGTGCGTAATTCAAGATAAATAGATAAGAACATAAGGAGAATTAAATGGCAAATATTGCTGATTTCAAAGCGCAGATGATTGGTGGCGGTGCTCGCCCGAATCAATTCCGTGTTGAATTAACCTTCCCTTCATATGTTACATTGGGTGTAGTTGCAGGACAAAGAGCGCAGTTTTTATGTAAAGCTGCTCAATTACCTGCTTCCACTATCGAGACTCTACCAGTCTTGTATCGTGGTCGCCCAGTTAACTTTGCTGGTGAGAGAACATTCCAACCATGGACTGTAACAGTTTACAACGATACAACTTTTGGTATCCGTAATGCACTAGAGCAATGGCAATCTGGTATCCAGAATTATAATACAACTAATGGTCGTACTAATCCTACTGACTACCAAGTTGACTTATCTGTTCACCAATTAGATCGCAATGGTGCAATTATCAAGAGTTACAAGTTTGTTGATGCATTCCCAACAACAATTTCTGCAATCGGTTTAGATTACGAGCAACAAAATGCAATTGAACAGTTTGATGTAGAGTTCCAATACAACTTCTTTACATCTGCTACTGGTGCAGCTGCTGGCTTCGGTGTCAATGTTTCTATTGATACTCCAGTTGGTAGTTTCCCACTTTAATAATTAACTGAGGTTATTACATAATGCAATTATTTGGATTTGAGATAAAGCGTAAGGAAGGGGATCAACTACCGAGTGTAGTTCCCCCTAGCCCTAATGAGACAGGCGCAACCGTAGTAAACACTGGTGTAAATGCTGGTGGATACTACGGTATGGTCATGGATCTTGAAGGTGTTATCAAGAATGAAAATGATTTGATCCGTCGCTACCGTGAGGTGGCACAGTATAGTGATTGTGATGGTGCGATCGAAGATATTGTTAATGAAGCCATTGTGGCTGATGAAACACATAAATCCGTTGAGATTGTTCTTGACGAAGTTAAAGTTTCAGACAATATTAAAACTAAAATTCGTGAAGAGTTTGATAATGTACTTCGTATATTAAAGTTCGATGAACGAGCACATGAAACTTTCCGTGCATGGTATATTGACGGAAGGTTATATTATCAAATCCTTATCGATGAAACAAGAATTAAAGATGGTATTCAAGAATTAAGATACATCGATCCTCGTAAGATTCGTCGTATTAAGAATATCAAAAAAGAAAGAACACCACAAGGTGTTGAAGTTGTAAAGGAAGTAGAAGAATACTATCTTTACAATGACAAAGGAATTACAGAGCAAACAACACATGGTGTTAAACTGGCTCTTGATTCAGTGGTCTATGTTCCATCAGGATATGTAGATCCAAATACTGGTATGGCAATGTCTTATCTTCATAAGGCAATTAAACCAGTGAACCAATTAAAGATGATCGAGGATTCCCTTGTCATCTATCGTATCAGCCGTGCGCCTGAACGAAGAATTTTTTATGTTGATGTAGGTAATTTACCTAAGTTGAAAGCAGAGCAGTATGTAACGGACATTATGAATAAGTTCCGTAACAAGATTGTTTATGATGCAACAACTGGCGAAACTCGTGACGATCGTAAACATCTTTCTATGATGGAAGATTTTTGGATGCCTCGTCGTGAAGGTGGTAAAGGTACTGAGATTACTACACTTCCAGGTGGACAAAACTTAGGTGAGATTCAAGATATTGAAT